AATATAAGCGTTTTGTAAAGTAATTGTAAAGACCCCGCTAAGGGGTCTTTTTTTATGGTATCATGTAAACAGTTACTACCACATTATGAAATTATTAGTGATCGGTTTAATTGCCGTGATCATATGTCAAAACCCAACTGCACGTAATGTTGCCGCCGACGGTTTGCAATGGTCAGCAGATGTTGTAAGGACTGGAATATGATTGAATTTGACATATACGAATTATTAACAGGGGTTGAACGTGAGACCCTAAACGAAATTGTCTTAGAAGCATGTTGCCGTAATGGTCATGACCCTAATGACATTGACTATGACATAAAAGGGGTATTATTACAATAATGTTAAGACCCTAGAAAGGTCACTGTGGCATGTTATTATATTAATAGTTAAGCAAGTCCAATGACCCAACACTTAGATTCTATTATCGCTATGTACTTTAGTTCATCTAAGGTAGATAGAGTTAAAGGAAAAAGTTGGTATTCTAATGCTTATTCTATTGCATGTACTCTAGCGAAAAAGTACGATACCACTTCCAATACTGTTAGTGCCGTAATCAGTGCTTTATCTCCTAGCAACAAATGGAATAGAAATGTTGAAGATGCCGAAATGATGTTACGGGCAAATGCTTACGATCTTGATTTAACTGAGTGTAAACCTAGCACTTATGGAAATCAAAAGTTAAAGGCAATCGCTATTATTGAAGGTAGCGTTAGTGATGATGAAACCCTTAAAGGGATTCTAAACGGGCAAAAGACAAAATCGTTTTATGCCAACATAAGCACTAACGGGAAAACCGACGATTGTACTATTGATGGTCATAGTTACAATGTTTGGAATGGCACTGTAACAAACCTAAACGACGTTCCTGGAATGACTCCTAAAACATACAGAATGATACAGGATGATTACAGGACGGCAGCAAAAATCATTAGTGAGATTGAAGGCGAAACCCTTAAGGCATCTGAGATACAAGCGATTACCTGGGTTGCCTACCGTCGCATCCACAAAAACCTTATATAACAGTTTGTTAACATAAGGCACTAACTCCCACTAAGGGGGTTTTTTTATGTGTATAATAAGAGAGTACACACAAAGGTCGCTCCTTATGTTATCATCACTCATTCGCTGCAAAATTAGATCAGGTCTCATTCGTCATGGTCAACTCACTTGCAGCGATTTGGTCAGGACAATGGGTTTAGACCCTGCTCGCCATAAAGGCACAATCCACGGATTTATGCTTGATTTGGAAAGAGAGGGAATCCTACACGCTACTAAGAAAAATGGTAGACGTAATCTCTGGTCAATTCGCCAAATCCGTAAAAGAGATAGACTTGCTTCTCTGGTAATGGCGTAAGCACGAAGAGTGCATACCGACCCCGCCGTAAGGTGGGGTTTTTTTTATGCGTCGAAATACAGTAGGCGTTGCCGTTCGCTATGTCTACATCTATTCGTTATAGTGGTTCGTGATCACAATGCCTACTCGACAGTTCGTATTTGACAGTAAGGTTGAGGCGTGTGACGGTTAGCGAAGCGGCCGTGCGAAATAAAAAACGATAGAGACCCTAACCTACAAAAGTCAATATCGAGTGTATTCTATAATAGAAAAATTCCGCAGAAAAAATCCCCCCAAAAGGGTCGATATATACTATGGGTGTTCAGAGCGGTCTGGGTCTAGTAAACTCATTCATTAATAGTTCGCACCCCCTTAGATAAACTAAGTTGTTACTCATTTTACTCATGCAAGAAAAAATCTACCATATCTACGACGAAGAAACATGTATCGCCCCCTGTGTGTCTGAAGAGACATTCCATAAACACTGGGAGGAAAAAATTAAAGACAATCCAGATAAGTTAGATTATGAAGAACTAGACAATGAGGTAAACAAAGAACTTACAGATGGTTCTTATTGACAAATAGTATTATCAACAGTATAATTGATCTACATTACCAAAGGTTATGGCAAAGGGATTCACGGTGAAGGCAGCAGCACCTAAAGCAAAGGCTCCAGATTGGGATATTGATGCGATTAAAGAAAGAATGAAAGGTAAAGCAATAGTCTTCTGCTTACCAGGTAGAGGATGTTCTTACCAGTTCTTAAAGAGTTTTGTACAGTTAAGTTTTGATCTTGTACAGAACAATATGAGTATTCAGATCTCACAAGATTACTCTTCAATGGTTAACTTTGCGAGATGCAAAGTATTAGGTGCTAATGTACTACGTGGTCCTAAGCAGATACCTTGGGATGGTAAACTTAAGTATGACTATCAGTTATGGATTGATAGTGACATAGTATTCAACACAGAGAAGTTCTGGCAGTTATGTGATCTAGCAGTACCTGGACCAGATGCTGAAGGTGTTCCTCAAGCAGAGCGAGAGATAGCAGCAGGTTGGTATGCTACTGAAGATGGACACACTACTTCAGTTGCTCACTGGTTAGACGAAGATGACTTCCGTAAGAACGGTGGAGTTATGAATCACGAGACTGTAGAGTCTATGAGTAAGAGACGCAAACCTTTTACTGTCGATTACACAGGATTTGGTTGGGTTCTTATTCGTAAGGGTGTTTTTGAACGTCTCGAATATCCTTGGTTTGCTCCTAAGATGCAAGTCTTTGAGTCTGGTAAAGTACAAGACATGTGTGGCGAAGATGTCTCATTCTGTCTAGATGCCAAAGAAGCAGACGTTGAGACATGGTGCGATCCTCGTATCAGAGTCGGTCACGAGAAGACAAGAGTTATCTAATGTCTTACGGAACCCTTTATAACCTTTATTATAGTGGTGAGTTACTTTATAAGTGTCTCACCGAAGAGGAACTGGGGGAAGTTATACAAGATTATGCTGACCGCTTTTTCTCGGACAAAGACAATAATATAGACCCAGATAAAATTGATGTACAACCACAACGGAGATAGTAATGCCTGTTAAAACTAAATCAGGAGCATGGGGATCAAGTGAATTTGTTGAGACACGCCCCAAAAAAACTCGACAAGGAAAAGGTAAGCATACAAAATATGCCGCAACCTCTCGAAATAAAGCACCAAAAAGAGATCGTGGACAAGGTAGTTAACTATACCGCCGAAGTCGCTCGGTTCCCAGAAGAATACAAAGATATGCGGAAAGGAGAACTATCTAAAAGACAGATAGAACTTCTTGATGGTGCAAAGATTAAATCTCATGAAGGAATGATATTTGGTCAAATGTATGCTGATTGGAAGGTGAGGAAGGGGTATGGGGTTTGATAACGTTAAATCTGTTCCTATACCTAACTTTGGTATACTCGAATTAAAATTAAATGATGAGAGTATTAAAGATTTAGAAGATACTGTTAATAATATTCCTAACCGAGACGATGAACGATATAATCAATATCCTTTAGAAGATCCAGAACGTAAGATATCTAAACTAGCATATAATGCTGTTGATGAGTACTTAAAGAAGTGGGATATACCTGCAAACGATAGAAGTACCCATAGGCATAAACTAGGTATACATAAACTCTGGGTTAGAATTAATAAACCAGGTGACTATGTAACCTTACATCACCATCAAGCAGTATTCAGTTTTGTTATATGGGTTAAAATACCAACTGATTGGAGAGATGAAGAGAAGGGGTTTAATATGCACCCTGATGCAAGTGATTTTATGTTTACCTATAGTGATATTATGGGTCAACATCATAGAAGTAATTTAAAACTAGATAAAACTAAAGAAGGTACAATGTTATTCTTCCCTAGTGATATAAATCATATGGTATTCCCTGGTTATACGTCAGATGATTATCGTATATGTATTGCTGGGGATTTAGTGTGGCATTCTTTATATCCTGATCTAAGTTCTGAGCAACAAATGTATCTTCTGCACGAAAAAGACTACTATCCCTTCCCTTCCGAGTATAATCCCAATGAGAATGAACGATCAGACTAAATTAATGTACGCTCTAGAGCACATTGATCACCTTTATGACCTAGTAGAGGATAATTACTGGCAAGAGTATCTCTACGACAATATAAGGAGTATGGAGGTCGTTTTAGAGGCACAATTGGACGAAATAAATAAAAAGAAATTGCGAAGATAAATATATACGGCACACGTCCTTAAAATAATGGATACCTGGCATAATCCTGGTTACTTTAAAAGGAATAATGGAGGCAAATTAGTGGAAATTGACAATAGAAGTCTTATAACAGAGACTGACTCGGATCATCAGTTAGAAAAAATTGCTAAACGCAACGTTAATTTACCCAAAGAAGAACTATACGATCCTTCTACGGAAATAACTGATTGGGAAGTGTCTAAATAGATATTAAATAAAGTATTAAATAAATATCATGCCCGTAGAGAGATCCAGTGTTGGATTTAAGGATATTAGTTTGTCTTTAAAGAGAAATCCTCTTACAAAAGACCTATTAGTACTTAAAAATGAGTCTGCTATCTCTCGTTCTGTACAAAATCTTGTGCTCACCCTTCAAGGTGAGAAAATGTTCGACCCTAGTTTGGGTTGTGCTGTAAGTAGACTACTTTTTGAGAATATAGATTCATTTACTGCTGATAATCTAAGAAGAGAGATTGAAGCAGTTATTAAAAACTACGAACCAAGGGTAATTATTGATAATGTGGAAGTACTTCCAGACTTTGATAATAATGCAATGGATGTGAGCTTAGTATATCTGATAATTGGTATAGATGCACAACCACAACAATTATCATTTGTCTTATTACCGACTCGATAGATGGCATTAGTAAATTTTTCAAACTTAGACTTTGACCAGATAAAGACGCAGGTAAAGAGTTATCTGCGTACTAATAGTGATTTCACTGATTTTGACTTTGATGGGTCTAATTTTTCCATCTTATTGGATACCTTAGCATACAATACTTACATATCAGCATATAATGCCAATATGTTGTCTAATGAGGTGTTTATTGATGGTGCAACATTAAGAGAGAATGTTGTATCATTAGCAAGAAATGTTGGTTATACACCTAGATCAAATGTATCGGCAAAGGCAAAGATATCATTCTTCCTATCAACTAGTACTTTAACTTCAAATCCTACTGCAATCACTCTTAGAAAGGGTATTGTAGCAACAAGTGCATCTAATTTTGGTAAGCAGAGTTATACATTCTCTATTCCAGAGGATATTACCGTTCCTGTATCGGGTGGTATTGCTAGTTTTGATGCAATAAGTGTATATGAAGGAATTTATCTAACAGAAACCTTTACTTATGACACTTTAAACAAAGATCAACGCTTTATTCTTAATAATACCAACATTGATAACTCTTTATTGAGAATTGATGTAAGAGAATCTAAGGAAAGTTCGATAAGTAGGAAATATAGGTACGTAAATAACATTACTGAACTAAAAGATACTGATGATGTCTTCTTTTTGAATGAAATTGACGATCAAAGGTATGAAATTTTCTTTGGTGATGGTGTTTTTGGTAGAAAATTGCAGGATAAGAACTATATTCTTGCATCATATATTACTACGGTTGCTGCAGAGGCAAATGGAATCTCTGAATTTACTTTTGTTGGTAGATTACATGATAATAATGGCAATGTAGTTAAACTTCCTTCACCAATTGTAACTGCTGATGAGGCATCTGGTGGTGGAACATCAATTGAAACGATTGCTTCTATTAAAAAGTTTGCTCCTAGGGTCTATGCATCCCAAAATAGAGCAGTAACAGCAACTGATTATGAGACGATTCTACCTCAAATATTCCCTGAGACTGAATCTGTCTCTGTTTATGGTGGTGAAGAACTTACTCCACCTAAGTTTGGTAAAGTTTATATTACAGTAAAACCAAGAAATGGTACATATTTACCAAATAACATTAAGGATAACCTAAAAATTGCTCTTAAAAAGTATGCAGTTGCAGGAATTGTCCCAGAATTTATTGACTTGAAGTTCCTTCATATTGAATATACTACTTCTGTTTACTATAATGCTAATCTAGGCACAGCAGAACAGTTAAAAAGTACTATATCCAATAATATTGATAAGTATTCCTTGTCTACAGACTTAAATAAGTATGGTTCTAGGTTTAAGTATAGTAAATTCCTTAAATTAATTGACGATTCTGACCGTGCAATTACTTCAAACATCACAAAGATGACTATAAGGAGGGATTTAAAAGTCTTACTTAATCAGTTTGCTGAATATGAAGTATGTTTTGGTAATGAATTCCATGTTAAGAATGCTACAGGATACAACTTTAAGACTTCTGGTGTTTCTGTTAGTGGGATAACAGGTACTGTTTACTTCAGTGACATTCCAAATAATGACATGTTGACTGGAACTGTTGTTATTTTTAAATTAGATGCCACACAAACACCTGTAGTTGTACGTCAGAATGCTGGTAAAATAGATTATATAAAAGGTGAGGTTACTATTAATGCCATAAATATTACTGCTACTACCAAAAAGACATCTGGAGACCAAATAATTGAGGTCTCTGCTATTCCAAAGTCAAATGACATAATTGGAAAACAGGATTTATATCTACAATTAAGCACATCATCATCTACGATTAATATGGTCTCCGACACAATTTCCTCTGGAGCAGAGCTCTCAGGATCGGGATATATAGTATCATCTAGCTACACCGACGAGGAATACGTAAGGTTGTAAAGATATGCAAAATAGAGTAAAAGCCCGCCACCTAATACAGGACCAGGTTCCTAGTTTTGTTAGAGATAATTATCCTGAATTTCAAGGATTTCTTAGATCTTATTACGAATCTTTGGAGCAACCTGGTGGTCCATCGGATGTACTTAATAATATTGATCAATATGTAAGATTAGAGAATCTATCAGAGTTAGTTTATTATACTGATTCTACAGATGGTATTGGTCTGTTTAATGATGAAATAACAGTAAGTAATACACAGGGATTTCCTGAGACTCATGGTTTAATACAGATTGATAGTGAGGTTATAAGTTATCAAAGTAAGACAGCAACTACATTTGTTGGTTGTGAGAGAGGATTTAGTGGAATAACATCATATAAAGGACAAGTAGAAGATAGTTTAACTTTTAGTGATACTGAAGTATCAGAGCATGTTTCTGGTTCAGTAGTATATAATTTGCATGCATTATTCTTATTTGAGTTTTATAGGAAGTTTAAAGGACAATATGCACCAGGATTTGAAGATGTATCCTTCTTTGAAGCGATTAATGAGAAGAATATTGTCTCTAGATTAAAGGATTTTTATTCTGCTAAGGGTGCTAGTTCTTCTTTTGATATTCTTTTCAAGATAATTTTTGGTGTTGAGATATCAGTTGTTAAACCAAGAGACTTTTTGCTGCAAGCATCTGATGCAGATTATAGAATTGTTAGGGATCTTGTAGTACAAAAGGTACTTGGAGATCCTAATGACCTTGTTAATAGGACTCTTTTTCAGGATGAAAATAGTTATATTCAAAAAGCAACTGGTTCAATTACTGCAGTTGAAGAACTTATTAAAGATAACGAGTCTTATTATAGATTAAGTCTTGATTATAACCCAGAGATTGAACTTTTTAAATTTACTGTTCATCCTAAAACAAGAATTACTTCAGCAGTTGGTTTAGATCAAGATTATATTGATGTTGACTCAACTGTTAGTTTTCCAGATAGTGGAATACTTAACGTAATTGTTGATACTGTTCAGTATGATATTCCATATACCTCAAAATCTTCTAACCAATTTTTTGGTCTAACTGCTCCCATTGCAATTCCAATTAGTAGTGATTTAACAACACCAGACTATGCATATTCTGTAGATAATGATGGAAATGATATTAGAGTTAAAATAACTGGTGTTCTTGGTGAGTTAATTTATGATGCTAAGGGATCAAACTATTATCAACCAGGAGATCAAGTTGAAATTATATCTTTAGGATTTGATTCTAAAGAACAGATTTATAAGAGTTGGGTTTCTAATATTACACCCGAATATGATGTATCTAATATTATAAAATTAACCAATAATATTAATGGTGCAGCACAGTATAGATTATCAACAAATGATCCTCATATATTTACTTTAGGTGATATTGGTACGTTAACTGCTAGTGATGGAACTATCTACGATGTAAGTGTTCTTGCTGTAGGTGATGAAACAACCTTTGATGTCAATTTACCTGCGAATCTTATAACTGCAAATTTATCATTTGTTGTTAGACGAGGAATATCTAAAGTCTCAGCGACCAATCTTCCCAATTTATCAAAAGTATCTGCTAATTTACAAAATGTTTACACATCAGTAGATTCAAAAGGTGTTAGAGATGCGTATGTAGTCTCTCCTTCCCTACCAGATTACTTTAATACTCCAATTGTACCCAAAGATCAATCAGTGACCTTTAGTGGGCAATTTAATGGGTTTGAGATGAACATAGGTTCAAACCCATTCTATAGTGGTGACCCTGTTTGGTATAGTGCAAATAATAATATACCCCTTAATATTGCTGAAGGTCAATATTACGTTAAAAAGGTTAATGCAAGTACAATTAGTCTTGCAACAAGTAAGTCAAATATTAGAAATGGTATTTTTGTAAGAGTATTTGGTACAGTAACTGACAATAAGATAGAATTGCTAGATTTTTATAATAAGGAGATAAAAACTCAAAATATTGTTAGAAAGTTCAGTAAACCTGAAATACCTGATAAATCTGAAAATACAACACCAGGACAAATTGGAATGTTCCTTAATGGTGTTGAATTATTAAACTATAAGTCTAGTGATTTGGTATATTATGGTCAACTGGAAAGCATTGATGTTTCTGCTTTAGGCGATTCTAACTATGATGTTATTAATCCACCCATATTGCATATTGCAGATGGTGTAGGGGCAGGAACCTCAAATGTAGGTGCAGGTGCAACTGGTGTATGTAATGTTACTGGTTCGTTACAACGTATTGATATTTTTGAGAAGGGTTTTGATTATATTTCTTCCAGTGGTAATCCAACAGTATCTATTTTTGGTGGAGAAGGTAATGGTGCAGAAGCAAAATGTAATTTATCCAACGTTACTCATAGAATTCAGTTTAATACTGCAGAAGAATATTCTGATGTAAACCTTGCTGATAATACTATTGGTTTTAGTACTCATCACAAATTAAGACCTGAAGAACAAGTTGTATATAAGAGTATTGATCAAACAGTTGTTGGTGGATTGGTTGATAAATCAATCTATTTTGCAGGTATAGTTGATGAAAATACCATTAAATTGTATGGTAATTATAAGGATGCTGTTGCTGGAATAAACACAGTAGATTTTACTGGAAATGGTGAAGGTCTTCAATTTATTGAAGCATTTAATAAGAAGAATATAGTATCTTCTATTGAAGTTGTTAATGGTGGTGCTGGATATAAAAATAAAACTCTATATTTTGATCCTTTTGATGTTAACATTAACAATAATGTTTTAAACATAAAAGATCACGGTTATAAGAACAAAGAGACTGTTATCTTTATTAATGAAGGTGGTTCATTCCCTGTTGGAGTTGCTTCAACATCAGAATATTTGGTTAAAGTTGTAGATAAAGATAATATTAGAATTGCTAGAAAGGTTAAAGTTGGTGCAGGAGAAAGTCTTAATGAAGATTATTTCTATACAAATAATAGGTTCTTTGATTTTGAAGATCAGGGAACTGGAAAACACAAATTAACATATACTCCAATCATAGTTAGTGTTGATGGACCTATTGGAGTTCAAACATTTGCTGGACAGGACTTTAGGGCAAAAGTAAGACCCTTATTTACAGGTGCTATTGAATCTGTATCTTTAAGTGATAAGGGAAATGGGTATGGTGATAATGAGATTATGAATTATAATCGCCAACCAGTAGTTACTCTTATTAATGGTGTAAATGCACAATTAAGTCCTCTTGTATCATCTGCTGGCGAAATTATTGACGTTATTATTAATAATAAAGGTGAAGGATATAATTCAATACCATCTATAACGGTTACTGGTGATGGTGCGGGTGCAATTATAACTCCAGTTGTTGTAGACGGAAAAATTACTGAAATTAAGATTATTAACTCTGGTTTTGGTTATAAAAACACCAATACTTTTATAGAGGTTGTTCCAACTGGTAGTGGTGCTAAATTTGATGTAAAAATTAAATCTTGGAATCTTAATTTAGTTCAAAGATTGCTTTTATCTGGTCAAATTCCTGCAGATGATGGTGTTCTTGCTCTTGGATTAGCATCAAATAAAGAAATTGAGTATTGTCATGCATTTGCACCTAGAGAACTAAGAAGAAAACTTCTTTCAACATCTGTTGATGTAGATGGTTCAACTTTGTATAGAGCAGATATCTTTAATGAATCAAATACTACAAAATATCACTCACCTATTGTTGGATGGGCATATGATGGTTATCCAATTTATGGTCCCTATGGATATGCTAATAGAGAAGGTGGACAGGTAAGAAGACTTAATACTGGTTATGAATTAAGAGTTGATGTGTCTGGAATTAGACCTCCTTCATATGCATCTGGAACTTTTGTAGAAGATTATACATTTGTTGGTGGAGGAGACTTAGATGAGCACAATGGACGCTTCTGTAAGACCCCTGAATTCCCAAATGGTACGTATGCTTACTTCTTAACTATTGATTCCTCACAGGAGGTTGCAGGACCATTTGCTGGGTATTTAAAACCAGTATTCCCTTATGTTATTGGAAAGACATTTAAAGGTAAATCAAATCGTTATAACTTTAGTCAATTCTCTAGTTTAGATTTTATTGATATTAATAGTAGTGAATGGGTTAGGTATACTAGTGATTATGCTATTAGGGGTAATAAATCTAGGTATAAAGGGTTTATACAACCTAACGTATTCAGTGAAGGATTTACTGAAGTAGTTGCTACAGTACCAGGATCTGTTGAAACTGTTAATATAATTGCTCCAGGTGATGGATACGCTATAGGTGACAATATATTCTTTAATAGTGAAGGAACTGAAGGTACTGGTGTATATGCAAGAATATCTGAATTAGAAGGTAAGAGTGTTAATACAATATCTCTTAATATCGAAGAACAAGAGGGAATTCAATTCTCTCCAATTCTTGGTAAAGGTAGATTTGTTGGATTTGGATCAACTGCTCATAATTATTCTGTTGGTGATCTTGTAAACATACAGAATTTAAATATTCTAGCAACAGAATTTGGTAAGAGTTATACTGTTGGTGTTACTACAAATATATTAACATTAGAAACTGATCTTCCAGCAGCAAGTGCTACTGGAATTACTACTTATATTGGTGTTGTTGGAACATTAACATTCCCAACATTAGCAGTAGATGATGTTTATGAAGCAAACAATGAGCAGTTTAAGGTTTTAAATATTGACACAAATAACTCTAGAATTAGAGTAAAAAGAAATATTGATGGTTCTTCACTTAACCAATCACACTTAGCAGGTGATAAGTTATCTGAGAAACCAAGAAAGTTCACTATTAATACTGGATATACAACAACAACTCAATATAAACTGGATAGGGTTCTTTATTTTAACCCACAAGATTCAATTGGACCTATAAGTGAGAATTTAGTTTTATATTCTGATCCTGTATCTCCTTCTCTTACTGGAAGTACTTGGAGTAAAGCAGAAGTTGGTAATGGAATAGGAACAGTAACATTCTACCATTCTAAGACTCCAGATGGTAATATTGCTGCTGCTAAGGTTGGAATTGCTACAACAACATCTACTACTGATACTATTGTACTACAAAACGGTACATTTACACTTTCAGGTAATGTTCATACTGTATCTGCATTTTTAAAAGGTGAGTTTGGTGGTGAAGAAGTATGGATGATATTACATGATACTGGAGTAAATGTTTACTATCATCAAAAAGTAACTCTTACTAGAGAATGGAAGAGATATAAGTTTACTACAGCAACTAATGCTAATCCACATCGAATGAAGTTTGGTGCTGATGGTGCTGCTTTAGGGGTAGGAACTACTATTAGAGCAACTTTAAATAGCACACCTACATTCTTTGTTGCAGGTGTACAGGTAGAACAAAGTGAATGGATGTCTCCTTATATTGCAACTTATGATACACAAGTTTTAAAATCTGCTAAGAAAGTAGGTAAGACTTATTATCAAAATGCAGGTGCAGGTGTAGATAGTTTTAGTCCAATTAAAGATAGAATTCACATTCCTGGTCATGGTTTGTTGACTGGTGAAAAAGTAATCTATAACGTTGGTGCTGGTGGTAGTGGTCCTGCGGTTAGTGTTGGTTCTACAAATTATTGGTTAACAGACAATACAGAATTATATGTTGCAAGAATTGGTGAAGATTTTATTGGTATATCAACTAATCAAGTTGGTTTAGGAACTACTGGAACCTTTGTTGGTGTAGGTACTGATGATATTGGACTTTTAAGTCTTACTAGTTTTGGTTCTGGAGAAGAACATTCATTTAAGACAACTTATAGTGATATTATAACTGGTGATATTGTTAAGAAGACTGCAACAGTAGCAACTGCTGCAACACATGGATTATCCGATGGTGATGAGGTTAAAGTTGAAGTTAAATCTGGTATAACAACAACATTTGTTGTTAAGTATGATGATGGTAATAGAAGATTACTAATAAATCCAGTCTCTTTTGCATCTACTCAGGTTAATGCATCAAACAATACCTTCACAATGTATGGGCATGGATTTAAGCAAGGTGAAAAGGTTCTTCATAATTCAGATTCTCCTGCTGGTGGATTAGAAGATTCTAGAATGTATTATATTATTGTTATTGATGAGGATACTATTAAATTATCGGATTACTTCTATGAGCAGTTAAGTTCTGCTGACGATATCTCAATTGTTGGTATAACTACGTCATCTTATGGTAGATTTAGTCCAATCAACCCAGAACTTCAAGCATTTAGAAACAATACTGTTATATTTGATATATCTGATAGTTCATTAGCAAATAGTGGATTCCCTGCATTTGAATTTAATCTTTATACTGATAATACATTTAATGATCCATTCTTTACTGTAGAAGAGAATGTTGGAATTAGTACTTTAACATTAGACTTCCAAGTTACTAAGAATGGTATTATTGGACAGCAAAATGCTAATCTAACTTTAATTATTGATGATAAGACACCTACTAGTCTTTATTATGGTGTTAAACCTCTTAGAAATTCTGGTGCGTCTGCATCTAAAGTGGAAGCATTTAGTGATGGTTTTAATATACTTAATCCAAATAGATTAACTCTTGTTGATAGTAAGTATGATGGTACTAAAACTATTACTGGAGTAACTACAAATACATTTAATTATACTATACTTGAGACTCCTGAAAGAAGTAATTATAGTACGACTCAAGGTGAAGCAACAATTGAATTTACAACTAGTTCAGTAACTGCTCGTGGTCCAGTTGGTAAAATATCTTTAGATTCCTCAGGAAGGGGTTATAAGACATTGCCATATCTTGATAGGGTTGTTAGTGTTGCAGGAACTGGAGCACTATTCCTTCCTAGAAGTAGAAGTATTGGTCAATTAAGTGAAGTTGTTTTAACTGATATTGGATTTGATTATCCACCAGATACTACATTAAGACCTGCAGCAGCATTACCTTCAACTTATAAGATTGAACCATTATCTAAATTCTCACTTATTAGAATTAAAGATCCAGGAATTAACTATTTTATACCACCAGATATCGTTGTTGTTGACGGATTTACTGGTCGTGTTAATGATGAAGCATTCTTAAGATATGATGTTAATGATACTGAAGTAGAAGTTGTTAGAAATACAACTGGTTTATATAATGTTACTCCAATTTTAATGCCAACTAATAACCCAAATGGCACAAGAATTGATACTTTAACCTTTAATAATATCAGTAAAGATGTTCAAGTTGCATTTGCTGTAACATTCTCTACTGCAGAAGAATTCCCATTTAAAGTTGGTGAAGAAGTAATTGTTGAGAATACTAATGTCCAATCAGCATTCCCTGGTAGAGGATATAACTCTTCTGCTTATGCCTATCAGTTATTTACTTTAACTGCAGCAGATCCAAATATTGGAGGAGACTTCCCAACTATTACTTACAACATTAAGGATATGTTGTTACCTGGAGAAGATCCTGGTTTATTTGATAATTTTGAGTCATTTGGAACAGTAACACCTAAAGCATACTTCCCAATATTTGAAGTATTCCTTGAAAAAGATTCATTTGCAAAGGGTGAGGTTATAACTGCTCAAGATAATAATACTGGTGTTGTTCAAGAGTATGATACTAAAAATGAGTTCCTTAAAGTAAGATCTGCTGATCAATTTACTGAAGGTGATGTTATTATTGGTCAATCTACACAAAACCAAGGTTTAATATCATCTGTTGATGGTATTAGTGGTCAATATAAGATTAGTTCTAATAGTATAACCAGAAAAGGATGGCAAAAGGATACTGGTAAGTTAAATCGCTTCTTCCAGAGAATGCATGATAATGACTATTATCAGTACTTCTCATATTCTGTAAGATCACCAATATCTCTTGAAAAATGGGATCATTTGGTCAGTAACTTAAATCATACTTCTGGATATAAAAAGTTTGCTGAATTATTAGCAGATTCTTATGATCCATCAATAGTTGGAATGGGTACTGCACAAGATCGTAATGCATTTATCGCTGTCTCCGATCTAACAAGTGTTGTTGATCTTAATACTATTCAAGATTTTGATACTGCAAGAGAAAAGGCAATTAATGTAAACAATAAGTTAGTCTCCAATGAGATTCTTTTTGGATTACCATTCTTAGCAAAATATCAAGAATTTATTGGTAATAGGGTTCTACCTATTGATGACTTTAGTGATGATTTTGATGGTGATAGTAGAAGTTTTGGATTATTCTGTCAGAAGCAACCAATATTTGATATTACCTTTGACGGTAGTGATGCCAATATTGTAAACGTAAGTGAAGAGTCAGTTAATCTGCAGAATCATTACTTTGTGTCTGGTGAACAAATTGATTATATTCCACCTGGAAATGACTTTGCTAATGCAATTACTATTGATGCTACAGACTTTGGTCCTGGTATTGGAACTACTACTAAATTACCTGGGTCATTCCATGTTGTTAAATTAGATAATCAGAAGATACAGGTTGCAATATCTGCTACAGATTCTCTTAGATTTAATCCTGTAGTTGTTAGTTTAAGTGGAGTTGGTATTGGTACTACTCATAGATTTAGAGGAAGACAACCGAATAATAGATTGCTTATAACCGTTAATGGTACAATTCAATCCCCAATTGTGTCTACTGCGGTAACAACTGCTGTATCATCAGTTGCTGTTGGTATTGGATCTACAGTAGTTAATGTTAGTGGTATAACTTCAGTCTTCAGTGGTGATTTAGTTAAGGTAGAAGACGAGTTAATGCTTGTTGCTGGAGTTGATAAACCAAACAATGTATTGACTGTTAGAAGAGCATGGATGGGTAGTGTAGCAGCAACTCATGCTGGATTCTCAACTATTACCAAATATACTGGTAATTACAATATAATTGATAATGACATTCATTTCTCTGAAGCATTATGGGGTGATATTCCAGTTGGAATGGGAACAACTGGTACAAGCAATAATATTGATTATACAGGACTTACAACTAGCAGTAGATTTAGTGGTAGGGTATTCTTAAGATCTTCAATTAACGAAGCATTTACTACTAGTTTTGTTAAGGCATATGATAATAATATTGTGTTTGATGACTTATCTACAAAATTCAATGGTATTACAACATCATTTATTTTACAAGATAAGGGACAAGATATTGATACCATTACTGCTGGTAATGCAATTATACTAATAAACGATATATTCCAAGGTCCACAAAGACTTGGTAACCAGATTACAACTATTCCTGGTGACTACAAGATTGAACAACATAATGGCAATACACAGACGCTTCTAGGGTTCAATGGTGTAGTATCTGATTACAATAAGAATGAAGATATTAATGTCAATGATGTTCCAAGAGGTGGAATTATCGTCAGTGTTGGATCAACTGATGGTTATGGATTCCAACCACTAGTTGCTGCAGGTGGTACTGCTGTAGTCTCTACTGCAGGTACTATTACTGCTATTGGTATTGGTTTAACTGGATCTGGATATAGATCTGGATTACAGACAGTTGGTGTTGCTATTCAAACTAGAAGTGTAGGAATAGCAAGTTACACTTATGTTGGTAATGCAAGTATAACTGATGGACACGTTACTGATGTAACTGTTGATAAGGTTGCAAGGTTCTACAAACCAAGAAATATCATTAATGTTGGTTATAGTTCAATTACTGGAATAACCACTGTACAAACAACACAAAAGCATGGATTAAGTCTTGGTGAAGAGATTACTATTGTTGGTGCAGCATTTACTTGTGATTACTATCCACCAATTAATATTAGCAACGCAATTTATAATAATACCACTGGTATTATGACTGTAACAACAGGAATTAGTTCTGTTAATGTTAGTAACTTTGTTTATACAAATACTACTGGTATTGGAACTATTACTACTGCAACTCCTCATGGAATTGTAAAGCAGACTGCTATTGGTAGAACATTTGCACTATCTGGTATTGGAATGACCTGTGTTGGTTATGGTCAGACATTTGCAGTACATAGTGCTCAATACGATCAAACAACAGGTATTGCTACAATCTTTACTGTTGGTAATCATGGTTTAACTGCTACAGAGGATGTTAAATTAAGAGAATTAAACTTTGTTTGTCCTGTTTTAGGTGCTGAAGGATATGGGCAACAATTTGGTATTAATGGATTTACATATGACAATACAACTGGTATATGTACTGTAACTACTGCAACATCAATTTCTGGTGTTATTGGAATTGGTAGTGAAGTTAGATTAGATAATATTGGTGTTAACTGTACTTACGGTAACTCAGTATATCCAGATGGTACTCAAGGTTATACTTTCAAGGTAATTACACAACCAGCATCAAATCAATTTACCTTTAATGCAGGTGTTTCAACACTACCCCATACTTATGTGTCTGGTGGTACGGTTACTTCAGGTATCACTACATCTGTCTTCCCAGATGGGTCACAAGGATATTCATTTAAAACAATTGGTGTAGCAGCAACTTCATTCACTGCTAATGTTGGTGTATCAAGTATTAGACATACATGGAACAATGGTGGTGTAGTTCAAGTTGGTATTACCACTGATATATTCCCAGGAGATGCTCAAAACTCTCCAACTGGAGATACCTTCCAGCTTATATCTGCTCCAAATGCAAATACATTGGTCTTTAATGCAGGAATATCTACTATTCCATCAACTTATGTAAGTGGTGGTAGTGTATTACTAGGTCACAAACTTAAAGTTGGTACTGATATTGCATTAACTGGCCTGGGAATGACTTGTGGCATGAGTACTGAAGTTCATACTTATCCACGTAATAAAGATACTATTACAGATACATCTGTTGCAATTATTGCAGATGGAACTGAGCATACAGTAAGTAATGCTGCATATAACCCAACAACGGGTATAATGACTTTAACTGTTAATGGTCATGGATTCCATAATGGTGATAAGATTAGACTTGCAGAAAGATCAGTAGTCTTCACTTGTGACAAAGATAATCATCTTACAACTCATGCTTATCCAAGAAAGAATGATCCAATTTATGGTCAGTGGGTAGGAATTGCCAATACAACTGTTAATACATTTAAGGTTCAGGTATTAGAAAAACTTCCTTCTACCAATACAACCGCACATACATTTGTATCTGCAACTAATAAGGGTCTTACTCATAATAATGGAACAATTACTCTAGATGTTGGTCCTTCTGGTCCTAAGCATCAGTTTACCCATACATTTGACGGCACAGATACATTTACACCTACTGCAGCGGCATATAACCCCTCTACAGGTTTAATAACACTTACCATTGCTAATCATCCATTTAGAGATGGTGATTATGTTGGAATTGCTCAAAGTGCATTAACATTTACATGTGCTCAAGATAGTCATGGTTCAAATCATGCTTATCCAAGAGCA